GACAACACGCTTGACGGCTTAAACCCGCATTTTGCGTCAATGGACGAAATCCAAGCATGGAAAAACGGTTATAAACTTTATGACGTTATAAAGGACGGCACGTCCGCCCGCGAAGAGCCGATAATTTTGGCAATAACAACGGCGGGAACAGTTCGCGAAGACCTTTACGACGGCAAATATAATGACGCGGAAACTTTGTTGAAATCACTTGAAGACACTTCAATTGATTTTTTCGACGAAAACTTTTTCCCCGTCATATACGAACTTGACGAACGGTCAGAATGGACGGACGAAACAAAATGGGTTAAGGCAAACCCGAATTTGAATGTTTCAAAATCGGTCGCATATCTTAAAAGGGCGGTCAATAATGCAAAACTTGACCCGTTAAAAGTTACAAACTTATTAACCAAAGAATTTAACATCAGGGAAACAAGTCAAAAAGCGTGGTTGACTTATGAAGCAATATTGAACAAAGAACGGTTCAATATACAGGATTTTAACCCGCAATATTATTTTGGGGGCGTTGACTTATCAAGAACAACGGACTTGACGTCGGCAAATATTTTGTTTGGCGTTCCCGATTCCCCGAAATTGTATTGCAAACATATGTATTTTATACCCGAAGACTTGTTGGACTTGCGTGTCCGAGAAGACAAAATCCCATATGACAAATGGTATTCAATGGGGTTAATTCGTTTATGTCGTGGAAACTTGATTGACCCGTCCGATGTTACGGCGTGGTTTGTTGAGTTAATGAACGATTTTAATTTGTACCCGTTCAAAATCGGTTATGACCGATATTCCGCGACATATTGGGTTAAGGAAATGCAAGAAACATTCGGCGATGTAATGTACCCCGTCGCACAGGGAAAACAAACATTGTCAAATCCCATGCGAATGTTGGGCGTCGAATTGAGCGCAAAAAATATTGTTTATGATGACAACCCAATAACAAAATGGTGTTTGTCAAATATTGCCGTTGATGTTGACAAAAACGACAACATTCAACCGTGTAAAACATCAAATCCAAGAATGAGAATTGACGGGGGCGCGTCGTTGTTAGATTCATACGTCGCGTACAAAGATTTTGAATCAGAATATAAGGCGATTATAAAAAATGAGTAAATTTGAGTTTCGAAACCTTTATCAATCTTTTTTCGGCAAATCCGCAAAAAGTGAATTGTCAGGCGCAACAAATTTTCAATTGTTGAATAAAACTTTTGGAATAGTTTCAAATTTTAACGGCAATTTATATGACGACGCGACAATAAGAAGTTGCATTCACGCAATCGCGACAAATTGCGCGAAATTAAAACCGCAACATCGCAAAAATAACAAGGTTGTCAAAGGCGCATTGAACAAAATGTTGTATTTGCGCCCGAATGAATACATGAACGCATACGATTTTATATATAAAACCGTTACGCAATTGTTATGTTCAAACAATGCGTTCATATTGGTTAATCGGGACGGTTTCGGAAATATAATCGGGTTTTATCCGATAAATTTTTCAAAAATGCGTTTGTTGGAATATGAGGGCGACATGTATGTTGAATTTTCTTTTTTGAGTTCAAAAAAAGTATGTTTCCCATATACCGATTTAATTCATTTGCGAAGACATTTCAACGAAGACGACATGTTCGGGTCAGCACAACGCGACGCGTTACAAGTTCCGTTGAATGTATTAACGGCAATCAATCAAGGCATAATCAATTCAATTAAGTTGTCGGCGGGTTTGCGCGGGTTGATTCAATTCAAATCAATGACGCCAATTGCAAGACAAAAGCAAATCAAAGACGAATTTGTCAACGCTTATTTGAATATAAACAATGCGGACGGGTTCGCAACACTTGACAGTTCGGCAGATTTCAAGGAATTAAAAGTCGAGCCACAAACGGCGGACGATAAACAAACCGAAATCGCGCGCGAAAATGTTTACAGATTTTTCAATGTTTCCGAAAACATTGTCCGTTCAAATTACAATGAAGACGAATACAACGCGTTTTATTCGTCCGTAATTGAGCCAATCGCGATTCAGTTGTCGCAAGAATTTACATATAAGATTTTCAGCGACAAGGAAATCGGACACGGAAACGAAATTATATTTTCAACGGAACGATTGACGTTCGCAAATAACGCAACAAAAGCGGACATCATATCAAAGTTAATGCCGTTGGGAATTATGAGCATAAATCAGGCATGCGAAATTATGGAAATGCCGACAATCGAAGACGATTTCGCCGACAAACATTTGATGTCGTTGAACTATGTTGACATCAAAAAGGCGGACAAATATCAAAATGTTGACAATAACAATGAGGGTTCAGAAAATGACGACGACAACAACAAATCCGATAACGGAAACAAAAAAACCGAATCAAAAGTTTAACAGGACGGTCGAAATCCGCGACGCGCAATTTTCGGAAGAAAACGACGCCAAAGTTTTAGAGGGTTACGCGGTTGTTTTTGATTCGCCGACGGTCTTATATGAATATGACGGAATCCAATACAAAGAAGTAATCGCGCGCGACGCGTTCGACAATGCCGATTTGAAAGACGTTGTTTTGAAATACAATCACGGCGACGCAAAAGGCATTTTGGCAAGAACACGCAACGGAAGTTTGCAAATAACAATTGACGAACACGGTTTGAAATTCCGCGCGTCATTATTGAACACGCCGTCATCAAATGAAGTTTATGAATGCGTCAAAAACGGTTTACTTGACAAATGTTCGTTTGCGTTCCGTTGCGAAGAAGACGCATACAATCAAGAAACACATACAAGAACAATATTAAAAATAAAACGTGTATATGATTTGAGCGTGGTGGATATTCCCGCATATGATGACACGAATGTTGAAGCCCGAAATTATTTTGACGGACGCGCAAAAGATTTTCACGCTATGGAAAGAGCGAAAAAGATTCAACGATTGATATGTAAAACTTATTTGTAATCAAAAAGGAGTAAAAGAAAATGAAGACATTAAAAGAAATTATGGCAAGAAAAGCCGAAATCCGTTCAATGTTACAATCAGAAAATGAAGTTGACATGGACGCATTAGAAAAAGAATTGCGCGAACTTGACGAAGCACAACAAGCAATTGAAAAACGTCAACAAATCGCAAATTCAATTTCAACAGGGGCAATCGTTCCGAATGAATTTAACAAACCGCAAGAAAAAGAAGAAAGAAAATTCGGCGTTGATTCCGAAGAATATCGTTCAGCATTTTACAAAACACTTGCGGGCGTTGAATTGAACGACGTTGAAAAACGCGCAATGACAACAAATACAAGTTCAGCGGGTTACGCCGTCCCGACATTAACTTTGAACAAAATCTTTGAAAAAATTGAAAACGATTCCGTTGTTTATGGTCTTGTTACCGTTTCACATTTGGCGGGAAATGTTTCAATTCCGATTGAAAAAACAACAGGCGATGTTCAAAGAAAAGCAGAGGGCGCAGACGGAACAATTATTGATGATACACTTGACGAATTGAAGTTGGGCGCAAAGAAATACATCAAACTTGTTCGTTTAACTTGCGAATTAGAAAATACCGCAATTGACGCATTAGAAGATTACATCGTCAACAAATTATCAAAGAAATTAAGTCAAGCGTTCGACGCTGATATTATCAACGGAACGGGAACAAATAGCGCAACAGGTATTTTGCGAACAATAACAGTTGCAGAAACCGCAACCGCAAATGTTCTTGACTATGACGATATTTGCGACTTATTCGCGGGCATACCCGCAAAAGCGCGCAAAAACGCAACATTGATGATGTCAACAAACACTTTATATAAAAAGGTTAAAAAGATTAAGGACGATAACAAAAACCCAATCTTTGACCCCGCACAAAATAAAGTTTTGGGACGCGATGTTGTTGAATGCGACGACGTACCAGACGGAACAATTATTTTCGGTGATTTTTCCGAATATATGTTCAATTGGACAAAAGACGCGCAGATTTCAAGGTCAGAAGAAACCGCGTTTGCGTCAGGTGATACCGTTTACAGAATACTTGCACTTGTTGACGGCGGTCTTGCCGATTTGGGCGCATTAACAGCGATGAAAATTAAAACTTCATCATAGTTTTGATTTGGGGAGTAGATAAAGGGACGGGCGGACACGTTCCGCCCGCTTTTTATCGGTTTACACAAAAAAAGGATTTGAAAAATGTCGATTGAACTTTCAGACATAAAAGCATATTTGAGAATAACTCACGATATTGACGACAATTTCATAACAAGCCTTGTCGAAATTTCAAAGGCATTTATAAAAGAACAAACAGGCGTTGATTTTGTCGAGGGCGACAAAGTATTTGAACAATGCGTTTTGTTCATGGTCGCGCATTTGTACGATAACCGCGCAAGCGTAACGGAAAAGGCGACAACCGTCATTCCGTACACATTAGACGCGTTGTTGCGTCATATAAGAATACGCGGGAAATTAGTCGAGGGCGCGCAAAATGACTAATCGGGGCAAATATAAACACTATATTGAAATATTTGAAATCAAAAAAAGCAATACAAAAAACCGTTTGGGCGAATATGACGAAATCGAAGAATCAAAGGGGCATATTTTCGCAAACATTGAAGCGCGCGTCGGCGGACTTTTGACGGGTCGTCCCGCCGATACCGTCATGACAAGCGTTACGCACAAAATAACATGGGATTTTAACAATTTCCCCGAAATATTGCCCGACAAACACATTATCAAGTATCAGGGGCATACATTCAAAGTTAATTATTCACTTGATGACGGTTTCAAACATGAAGAATTGCAAGTTTTCGTAACGGAAAAAGTTTAACGGGGGCATTATGTCGCAAGAGGGGTTTTTATTTGGGGAATTATCCGAGTTCAAAAAAGACTTAATGCGCGATATAAAACAGAATTTCCCCAAAGAAACGGCAAAATTTATAAAAACGGAAGCGGGCAAAGCGTTAAAAGTTGCCCGTAAAATCGGCAAAAGTAAGGTCGGCACGTCCAAAGGTCAAAAAAAAGATTGGGTTGAAACGAAATCTTATCACAAAGGATTTAAGGTCGGAAAAACTTATAAATACGGGAATGACTTATGTTGCCGAGCATATAACAAATCACCGCATGCGCATTTGATAGAAAACGGGCATGTTAGCGGAACGGGTTTCGTCAAAGGTCGATTTGTTTTCAAAAATGCGGAATTAGAGTTCACGAACGAATATATTAAGGACGCGGAAGAATTTATGTTCCAATATTTCGATGATACGACAGGCAAAGGACATTAAAAAATGTTTTCAACAATAGAATTATACAGGGCGATTCGGGAACGGTTGGAAGAAACTTTCCCGAATATTCTTGTTCAACAAAAAGACATCAAAAATATAACGCGCCCGTCATTTTATATTCAATATGTCGGAAAAAATTTCGACAAACAGGCGCAAGAATTTTTTGAAGACCGAATTTCGTTCAATATTATTTATTTTGCCGAAAAAGAATCATTGTTGGAGTTGTTGGAAGTTGAAGAAACTTTCACAATGGCATTTAACGCGCCTTTATTGGTTGCCGATGATACAAACATCGTCCGAGTTGAAAAAGACGCATTACAAAGCAATTTGAACGAAGACGATTATTATTTGAATTTGACAATTGACTTTGTATTGACGCAACGCGACATCAAAGCCGAAACAGGCGACGACATGGAATATATCGGCGTTGAAATTGACAACGAAAACGGACAAAAGATTGAAGAAGAAAACGACGCGGAAGTCGAGGAAATACAAATATAAGGAGTAAAAACATGGTAGCAATGACAATTGATGACATCAAGGCGACGATTGAAGTCATTTTCAAACAACGCGTCGCAAATCTTATCAAAGTTGGAACAAAAGGGCGCGTTTTATTTTGCGTGAAAAATTCGAGTTTAACGCCTGATTATAGATTGCGCGTTTTTGGTTCGGCGGTCTTCAATCTTGAAAATGAAGACACATTGGAAAAACAAATCAAACAAATTTTCAACGGCGGGGCAATTGAAGTTGATGTTTTGGAATACAAAACAACACTTTCAAGCGTTGTTGAACAAATCAATGTTTTGAAATGGGATTGGCTATTCACAACCGATTCAGACGAACAATCAACCGTTGCGTCTTATTGTAAAGAGAAAAAGAAATTTGGACTTGTTTATAATTTACAATCCGATTCAATGTTTGTTGTTTCTTGCAACAACCCGTCCGCACTTATGGCAGACGGCACAACAACAATTGAAGACGTTGAATTGTTGCCGATACTTGTCGGCGTGATTGCGGGTTGTCCTTATACTCAATCAATTTCATATAAAGTATTTACCGAATTGAAATCGGTTGAATTGCCGTCAACAATAATTGAGGGACAATGTACATTATACAATGAAGAAGAGGGCGTCCGCGTTGCAAGTCCTGTCAATACATTATTAACATTGACCGAAAATGTAACGGAAGACATGAAATCAATCGCAATTGTTGAGGGTATGCAACGATTAAAAGAAGATATAATTTACGCATTCCGCACGGCATACAAAGGCAAATACAAAAACAAATATGACAATCAATGTTTGTTCTATTCAGCCGTTAATTATTATCTTGAACAGTTGGAAGAATTGGGCGTCCTTGACCCCGAATTTGACAACAAGGTTGACACAAATGTTGCAAAACAACGTCAAATGTGGATTGCAAGCGGAAAAGACGCGGACGAAATCAATTCAATGTCAGATTTGGAAATCAAGAAATTGACTTATAAAAATATGATTTACCCGCTTGTAAATGCGAAATTCCTTGACGCAATCGAGGGAATGAGCATGGAAGTTGATATG